CCATTCTTTTACCAACTGTCTGTTAGCTAATACATATAAGTCATCTGCAACTGTTAAGTCTGCTCTGTAAAATCTACCTACACCTCTTGACTTTTCTTTAGTACCAAAAAATACTATGCCTTCAGAAGCAGCTATACAATGTACTTCTTCAAAAGGTATATTTGTTTGTCCTTTAAGTGTCATAGTTCCTGCAACATCTTTAATAGAATATATATCACCATTTGTAGAGGCAGCTAAAACAACTGCTCCTGCATCTACAACTTGTGACACATGATGGCTATCTTCAAATGTAAGTATTGCATCAGCTTCTGCTAAGTCTGATGAAGTCCAACTCTTATTAAAAGGGCTAACTGCCCATAAATATTCTACAGTTCCATCGTCTCCGGATATAAATACCTGTCCTTTAGCGAACCAAATTCCTGTAAGTCCTGCATTAGAAGATTGGTCTGTTGGATTTTCAGTCCATGTAGTTCCATCATATTGTATAAGTTCAGAGTTAGTAGTTCCATTAGCAGTAGTAAAATATACTTGGTCACCGACTGCTGCTGCTCCTGTAAAGTTATAATCTATTGTAAGTCCTGTAGTAACTGCAGCCCAGGTATCACCATTATCAGTAGATTTATATATTACTGCTTGGTCTGTTACATACATATCACCATTAGTAGTTTGTGCTAAGTAGTTATTTGTACCACTGAAACTAATGCTTTCTGATGCTGTTGTGTGTAGCAAATGTACATTGTAAGAATTTTCATCATCTCCATGAAATACATCTACACCTTTACTATCCCAAAACCTTGTTGTATCTTTAGGAGTACCATTAGCCCTATGTGCTGTATCTAGTCCCTGGCCACCACTAAAATTATTTCTAGAATATATACGACCTAAGTTAGAAGTAAAGTCTTCTGCATTTTGTTTAACATTTATATTCCCCTCTTCAACATTAGAAGATTGTATGGTCATTTCTCTACCAGGTCCTACTGCTGTTCTGTATAAGTTTAAGTCCAGGCGAATATCATATCCTAATCTCTTAGGATTATTTACACTAAGGGTTGTAGCTACTCTAGGCACTAGGATATACCACGCTGTTTAAACTGACAGGCTCCGGATATCTAGCTCTTAAATCTTTTCTTGCTTGATTAATGAGTACTTGTTGATATTGCAATAAAGAATTTCTTATATTACTAGATGAGTTAACTGGGTAATTAGTTACAGCCATTTGTTCTGTAATGTAGTCTGATGTATAAGTAGGTATATCTTTACCTGCTATCATCTGTGCAGCAACTCCTGCCATAATAATAGGTTCATACTCTGTCTCTAATCCTATATCAGCAAGTGTTGTTGTCTCTAAAGAGACTTCTCCAAATTTCTTTTTAAAAGTACAGTGAACATTTACACCAGTACTTACGCCACTAAACTGTACAACTTTACCGGATGCAGTTACAGAAGTTGGTACATCTATAAGCTCCATAGCAACTCCTCTAAACTGTACTGTGGTTTGATTACCTGCGTCTAGCTCTTGGTATTGTGATACTGCTTTAAGTGGTGCAACAATTCTATTATCATCTGCACCTTCTAAGGCTACATAACCAACTGCACTAGATATTGTTTGTGTCTCTACTGCATATAGTGTTGGATATAAATTTTCTATTTGGTCTTTAACAGCGTTAAAAACATTTACTCTAGGAAATTGTGGAGTAATTTTTATTACATCTCCTGCATCATGTGTTGTTGCAGTAGTTCCCCTTGCTGCTCTAGTTACAGTAATACTGTTTGTAACAGCATTTAGTTCTGTACAAATCATAAGCTCTTGGCCTATTTCAATTATTGTTCCTGCATCTAAGGCATCTTCTTCTTCTATAGAAAGCAAATCTCCATTAAAACCAACTGAGGTATCGCTAGCTGACAAAGCTCCACTTAAAACTGTATAGCTAACCATGTCTTCCATAGGTTCAAGGTACTCTCTAAAAGTCCTATCTATGAGGTTTTCTATAGTTGTACTCATCTTACTCCTTTATGCTGAGTGGAATACTAAATTTAATTTTCTGTCTGCTGTTTCTGTAGCATCTGATATTACTTTGATAGCTCCTACTCCGGCCCATCCGCTAGGGTCAATCCTAACATGAGCATCAGCAGTAACTGTATAAGTTACATCTGTTCCATCGGTTTCTTTTAATGCTTTAAAATTACCTCCGGTGTTTGTTGAAGCTACTTGAAAAGTAAGAGCAGTTCCTGTCATAGCGGCAGGGAATATAATTCCCGATAACAATAATCCATCTGTATCTACAGCAGTCGATGTTGTAGCATTTTCAGATATATCTATTAATACACCTTTTGTTTTATATAAACTTTTACCTGCAACTGGCATTTAATCTCCTAAATCTTTTTTTATTATTCTAACAGAAGAAAAGGGTGGAGGTGGAATTCCACCCCAATCTTCAAATATTTATCTTTAGCTTACGCCATTGATAACTGCGTGATACTCGGCAGGTCCTTTATCAAGACCAATTTCCATGTAGACACGCTTTGATACTGCGGCTGCATCATCATTGTCTGTATCCTCTACGAATACTCCGCCTTTTCCTGGGATGTTTAAGAAACAAACATCTAGGTAAGACATATCCAATACGAATGCTTGGTCAGCAGGAACATATTCGTTCACTGCAAGTCCAATATTTCCGAATGGAGTTATGATTGTGTCAATGTTTACGCCTGCAACATTTCTATCTCTTGGCAAGATTGCCATTTGATTAGAACCACTCTTAACAAGGTTTTGGTTCAAGTCTAAGATTGAACCTGGTCTTGCGAAGAGTACAGGGTTTGCCATTGGTGCGCCTGCATCATACATTAATTTCAATGTTTCGGCGATAGCATCAAAGTCAAGACCTTGTGCTGTACCTCCTCCATCTCCATCTGTATCGTGTGCGTAGGCTGATGAACCATTTCCGCTAGCTACCCATTCAGCGATGCCACGCATCTCTCTTGGGTTACCATCTGTTCCATCATTGAAAGTAGCATTAAAGAATTCGTACTCAACTTCTCTTGCGATTTTGCTAAGTAGTTCTTCTAATTGAAATGCCATTTCGTCATTAATTGGGTTAGTACCTTCAAATGCTTTGGTTCCAGTTTCCATAGCTTGTGAGTTCAAATAGCCTGTAGATGCCATTGCGGAATAGGTAAGTTTAATACCTTGGTTCCAAATTTGCACACAGTCTATTGCAGAACTTCTGCTTCTACCAAAGTAAGCAGGTGTTCCACCTTCAGCAACTGCTGTATAAGAGTTGACTGTAGGTGTATCTACTTTTTGGGTTTGGAAAACAGGAGAGTTAAGAAGTTTACCACCACTTAAACCACCCACCATGGATAGTAAAGGGGTTCTTCTCGCACCAACTTTGAAAAGTTCACCTGTAAAGTTGTTGATTTCAGATACTGAAATCGGGTCTGGTGAGCCTATAGCTGCCATTTTTTTCTCCTAATTCTGTTTAGGAGATTTTCTCCTAAACTACTTTTCTTTTAGCTCGTCTAGAGCTTTCATTTTTGAAGCAATACTATCTCTAACTCTGCCGGATTTCTGAGCTTCAGCTATCTGTTCTTGTACGCTTATGTTAGCATTTACAGCTTGTGCTTGGCTAGCTAGATTATCTAATCTCTCTTGGCCTGCATTGACTGTATTACGAAAACTGTCTTGCTGTCCAAATACTTCTTCTCCGAACTCTTCAGTCACAAATGCTTTTAATGCATCTGCAGCTAAATCGCCTTCGTACATTTGGTCTGCTGCTTTACCGATACCTTTAGTCCTGTCTAATCCAATCTCTTGGAATAGTGTATCTCTCTCTTTGATTTGAAACTGTGCTAGTTCTTCTTTCAGAGCTTTGTTCTCTTCTCGAATTGCTTTCCAGTTCTTATCTTCCGAGGTAGATTGAACATCGGTTTCGTTAGTTATTTCTTCAGACATGTATTGTCTCCTTTTCTATAAATAATATTTAAGCAAGTGCCATCTATGTAATGCACTGATTTCTGCTACATGTTATTTATTTTGCGTGTCTTGTATGTAGGCATCAAGACAGTTCTCGTATCCTAGGTCTAGTTTAACCGCCCGGCCTTAGTAGAGCGTCAATAGTTATTATATCATGTAATTTAAAAATGCAAGCTGTTTAAACAAGTATCTATTCTTCAATTAATCCGGTGACTTGTCCTGCTTGTGTTGTTGCAGCACCTGCTTGAACAGAAGATTGTGAAGCTGACCTAGCTTCTGCACTCTTTATTAAACCTAATTGTTCCGGACTAAGGCCTGCTAAACCACTAGCAATGTCTTCTTCTGATAAGTCTTGGCCCATTTGTGCAGCTACACCAGTCAATCCACTTAGTTGTTCTGTCTCTCTAAATAAACCTCTTGCTTGTTCTTGACTAATTCCTGCAGATATAAAGTCTTGTACTGTAGATTTACCTAAGGTTATGTCGGCAACTTCTGCTTCAGCTAGTATTTGTGATACTAATATTTGATTTTCTAAAACTGATGTTGCAATCTCCGGTGAAATAAACATAGCGAATAGAGCTTCTTCTGTTAAGTCCATACCATACTCTGCTCTATATACTTCAAGTACAATATCTCTATTGTTTATTAATTGTTCATAACCGAATTGCAATCTACCTTGAAACTCTTTTATATCTACATCTCCTTGTATCGCATCAATAATTTCATTTTGGAATATGTCCGGATTTAAATTGTAGTTTCTTAAACTATCTTTCATAGCATCTTTAAGTTCTAGATACTGTATCTCTGTCATCCTTAATGAACCATCTTCTCTTTTAATACCAGGGAATGTTTTAGCGTAGTCTTCTGATGCTCTACCTTGTGCGATAGCCAAGTCAATACTTCCACTATCCACCCAACTATCTAAGATAATCTTTAAAATGTTACCTGGAAAGTATGGGAATAATGCTTGTGCATCACTAAGTGTAGGAGTGTAAGACTGTGTTTCTGTTTCGAAAGAAGGTCCACTAGCTCCTCCTCCTCCTGGAGGTGGATATTGATTTGATTGGTTATTTAAAGCGTCTAATAACTCTTGAATTCTTTTTGCTGCTGCTGCTTCAGCCTCTTTTAATGCTTTTTCTGCTGCACTTAAAGCATCAGATGTTTCATTATCATTACTCTCTACAGGTGCATTGTTAGTTGCAGGTTGAGCATCTGAACCATATACCAGTCCAGTTGTTCCTGCTACATCACCAAACTTTTCTGATTGAGCTTGTGCTTCAGCAATAGATAAAGAACCTTGTATCTTTGCAGCTGCTGCAGCTCTAGTTTGTGGTCCAATGATACCATCGGGTGTTACACCTAGTTCATTTTGTAATGCAATAATCTCTTGTTTTGTCATCTTAGAATACTCCCGAATATGATTGTGGTATCTTTCTTGCAATATCATTTAAGAATGCATTCTTAACACCAGGGCTATTTATATATTTAGCTCTTACTAACTTATCAAACTCCTGGAAGTTACCACCTGCATCTATAATTAACTGATTAACCTCTTCTTGTTGTTCATTAGTTAATGACACAATCTGATTACCGGATGTACCATTAATAAGTTTTGATGCTCTATTTGAATACTGTGGGTTCCAAGTAGACCAGGAAGAACCTGCAAATGATGGATACAATGTATCATGTATCTGTTGCAACTCTGCTCTTATACCTGCTTCATTTCCTGCTTTAACTTGTGCAGCCATCTTTACAAACTCTCCACTTTGTTTGTAACTTTCTAGTGCAGACGCACCAAGTTTGCTTGTAATAAGATTAGCTGTTGTAGCTTGTCCTGCATTGACACCGGTAAACTTTCCTACAAATTTTTGTAAGTTATCCGGTAACAAGTCCGGGCCACCTAGTAAATCTAAGTATGTACTGTCATCAATGAAGTCAATGTACATATCTACTTCTTCAATAGTCTTAAATGTTTTTGTTGTTAGGCCATAAGCTAATGCTTTAGCTAGTTCGTTAACAGGCCCTTTCATATCTTTAGATAGTAAAGTCTCTCGAATGTTTATTATGTTCTGTGCTATCTCTTCTTCTATAGCATTAGGGTCTGCATAATATCTAACCATGTAGTCCCTTTGTTCTTCTGTAGTACTTTGATACCACTCTGTATCTGCTAAATCATCTGTTGATATTGGTACACCAGTAAGAGTTGCAGCTAAGAATGCAGCTTGTACATCACCATCTAGTAACCATTGCATACCATTTTCTGTAGCTCTTTGTTCTAATAAGTTTTCTTGTACATCCATAATGCTTCTGTAATCTTTTTGTTCTGCACCAGTTTGTATCTCTGATACCAGTAAATCTTCGTGTCCTCTAAATACATAACCAAATGTTTGTACAAATTTTTGGTCATCCATCTGTTCAATGTTTGCACCTGTTTGGATAAATGATTTGCTATCCACTTTAGCTAGTATTGGAAAATCACCTAGTTCTTCATCTGTGTCAAAGAAGACAGCGTATATAGTCCCATCTATTTCGATGAGCCTTTCGGGTTGAAATATGAATTGATTAGTAAGCATTACCTATTGAAAGAAAATAATATTTCTTCATCCTGTCCTTCTGTAGTCAAATCGTCATTTAAGCTATCTAGTATTATATCATACACAGGTTTACTTATTTTGTAAGCTATTGAATACTTATCAGACAGCTCACCAAAGTTATCCCAAAAACCTTCGTCAGTTGTCTGCATCTTATTGTATGCTTGTGCTGCATCTGTAAGTAATATTGAAATCTCATAAGCTCCATAAGCTATTGCTGCTCCTGGTGCCGCTGAAGCTAGGCCTAATGCAGGTAGACCTTTAGCTATTGCTTTAGTTATTACCTGGTCACCTATGTCTAACTTCTCTAGTACATTGAATACTTTTCTAAAAAAGCCAGGGTTCTTTTGCATAATCTCTTTAGATTTGTTTAGATTATCTACACCATCTGACTGAGATATTACTTCATCTAAATCTACTACATTTGTAGGTGTGTCTGTAATTTCTTCAGTGTAATATTTGTAGTATTGGTTTAATGTTTTGTCATACTCATCCATGCCTTGTATGTTTTTTCTTGGGTCAATAGGTTCAACTTTATTTCCTTGTTCATCTAATACCCAATCCCAATCTTCCATTTCTGCTAAAGCCATATCTTCAAAAGGAGTAGGTTCTGTCCAACCATCAAAAACAATAGCCATGTCCTCTGTTTTTTTTGTCGTATATAAATCATCATTAAATGCTATTACATCATAAAAAACATCTTGATTAACAGCACCTAGTATTCTGGACTTAACTGTTTGGTCTATTATGCCTTCAGATAATTTATCGTATTTTCTGTATCTTGATAACAAACCTTCTTTTATATGTGGATTATCTATTTGTTCTATAAAATTATCTAAACTTTTTCTAAATTCTTCAGGAGTTACTCCTTCTTTTAACTGATAACCTGTGCCATTTTGTTCTCTTAACCAATCATCAGGAGTTAATGTGTTACCTGTTCCTTCATAAAAAGGTATTGGACCAAGTTCTTCAACAGGATAGTTTTTGATAAATTCATCATAAGAAATACTATCGGGTCTTTCTCGAATATTTTGACTAAATAATTGAGAATTTTTTTCTACTGGTAATTCACCAATTACATTTTTGTCTAAATTTTTAAATGCTTTTACTTGATTTTCGTAGCCAATCATAGTTGATTTTATTTCATCTACAACATTTGTAGGTGTGCTTTTTATTTTTATATCAAGTTCTTCTGCAAAGTCTTCTATTGATAAATCATACCTATCAACATAATCTACTGTAGCGTTGACATCTTTAATACCTCTATTGTTTATTATCTGTGTACCTATAATCTCGTTGTAGGCTTGCATATAACCTTTATCAATTTGATATGGAAAGTCATCTGCAGTTACTCCTTGAAAAGACTTTACACTATTTAAAAGTTGAGTAGGTTCTACAGCATTTTGTAAAAAAAGATTTATATTAGATTTTATAGCAATTCCTACATCAGTAGCTACTTGGTCTGTTGCACTATAAAAATCCATCATTTGTCCACCATCGTAGAATGTATTATCAACAGAACTAAAATTAACATATCCTGTTTGTTGTCTTCCTAATTGTTCTAGATAGTACTTAATGACATTCTTTACAGCTTTAGCTTGACTGTTATTAGGATTATCATACGCTCTTAAATAATCACTAGGGCCTTCTTTCAGACTTAAACTATCTGCTATATCAACATACAATTCGTTTATAAGTTCTTCCGGTAAGTTTTCTATTTGGTTATAAACTTCTACAAGCTGCACAGTAAAAGGTCTCATTACTTCTGTTGAAGACCATGCAGAGTACATAGAACCAATCTCAAAATATTTCATTTCGTCAAGAGTTCTTATTTGCATATCTAAAGCAAGAGGAATGTCTTGTACTTTTATATTGCTACCTTGTAGTTGTTCAGTCATCTCTCTTGTTACATCGTATATATCTTGGTTTGTATCTATTTCAAAATCAAAATTTTCATTAAGTTCATTTGCTATATCTAATACTGCTTCCGATGTTTCATCGTATCCTGTCCACATTTGTGCAGGTTCTGTCAAATCATCTAAAGCCTCCATTTCAACTAAGACTTCTAAGTTTGCAAATGCATAATTCATCATTGTGCTTAAATTTAATTGTCCAAAAGTATTTTCTAAAGGTTCAAAGGCTTCTTCAAGAGTATTGATATGTGTTGTGTAATAATTGTCGGGTCTACCTTGAAGTAAAGTATTTAGTATTTGTTGACGAAATTCACTTGCACCACCATTAATTAGTTCGTCATAAATTTCTTTTAAAGCATCCTGGATAATTCCAATTTCTCTATTGCCATATTCCGCCATAGATTAGTTTGCTTTCTGTCTCTTAGCTCTTTGTTCCTGTATTGCTTTAGATGCTTCTTCTTTAAGCAACTCTAATTTTGTCTTACTCATTTTTATTTTCCGGCAAACTTTCTTTTATGCTAGGTTTATCTCTAAGCATTTGCATTACTTCTAGTAAGGATGGTGTTTTCTCTGCAGTTTCCTGTATGTTTTCAACACCTTCTTTTACTTTATCTGCAACTGCTCCTGGAGTATCAGCAATTAACTTACCAGTTTCAGCTAAACCTCCACCTATATTTTGTACAGTACTCTTACCAACTTGTGTAATCATCTTTAACAATTGATAATATCTTTTAGCAGGTGCGACTGTACTGTTGTAGAATGCTTTTTCAAATCCAGGTAAACCATCTCTAATCCTTTGTGTTACTGGTCCTACTGGTTGATTAGCAAAAAACTCATTGCCTTTATCTACAAGGCTTTTATCACCTTGTTTAAACACGCTGTCATCAGCCTGTGTTTGTGGCCTTTGTGAGAACTTACTGTTAGGAGCATCTACTTTATCATCATAAAAACCTTCATCTACAACACTAAAGTCTTCTGCTTGTGTTTGGCCTGGTTGCAATACTACTTGTAGATTTGCAAGGTCATTCAAATACCAAGCATAAAACTCTCCTGTATTTTTAAAACCTTCATCAACATAGTCTAATATTGCACCTGTCTGCATCTCTGTAGCTATAAGCATCCCATTGCCATAATTAATTTTGCTTCCCATTGGGCTATCTTTGGTTCCTTCACCTGTTGTAAAATATTCTGCAACATTGTTCATGTTATCTAATGCAGGTAAAACTGCTTCAGCAAATGCTTCCTGGTCTTTAATTTCAACTATTGGTGGAAACTTTTTAATGCTAGTTATGTATGAAGATACTATTTGTTCATCATCCATAGTTGCATACTCTTCAGGTCCAGGTCCTTCGGGTGCTTGGTCGTTTAAATCAAAACCACTAATAATAGATACATTTTTATTACCATCTAATTTAGGTCCTTTGTTATATGGATTATCAGTAAAAGCTGCATAGTCTTGGTCATTATCAAAATACTTACCTTGTGCTAATAAAATTAAGTCACTACGCATTTCTTCTATAGTCTTACCTCTATACCAATCTAGTTCTCCGAATATATCTTGATTGTTATTATCTTCTTCCATTATCCATCTCCTAGTTCTATAGCACCCATAGATGCTTCAAATAAATTAGTTGAGTATTTAATATCTTGTAAGTCTTCATTAGCAGCTTGTTGCTGTTGTATCTCCGGCCTTGCTTCTAAGGCTTCTGTAACAATTTCTAATGCAGATTTAACTTCCGGTTGTGGTCCTTTTTGGCCCATCAAGTATTCGTATGATGGTAAGACTAAAGGTACTGCAGAACCTTTTAGATATCTTGGGAACTCACCTTCTTCTACAGCTCTTATGTCTTTGTATGTAGTTCCTAGTATTACATCTCTATCTGTAATTAAAGAACCTTGAAAATCTTTTTCTAATGCTGCTGCTTGACCATAGGCCTGCACTGCTAAGTTTCCATAGTCAACTAAGTTTTGTGCTGTCAATGTTATACCTAATCCTGCTGCAGCCTGGTCTAATAATTGTTGTATTTGAGCAGGTGAAACATTAGGTTCTGATTGTAAATAGTTAGCTTCATTAAGTAGTTTTATAAAGTCTTCGGTTTGGCCTACCTCATCCATCAGTTCTTGTAATGCAGTTGTGTAAGCAGGTAGTCCTGCTGCCATATCTTTTTCCCAACTAAAGTCTGTATCATCAGCAGCTTTAATAAATACTGCAGACATAAAGTTGGCTTCTGTATCACTCCATTGTCCATACTGTTCTACAGTAGGAGCTTTCATTCCTGCACGAACCATCTTTTGTTGTAATGAAAATATCTCTGATGGGTCCATGTCACTGAACATACTGTACTCATTACCTTTCCAAAAAGGAGCAGGTACAAATTCACCTGTAGAGTTTTGTATCAAACCATCTTTTGTAGTTTTATAACCCCAAGTTGGATGACTTGTTCTAATAGCACCTTGTGCTGCTTGTATATCTTGTGCAGTTTTTGACGCTTCTTCAACTTCTTCTGCTAAAACTATTTCTTCAGTGCTTGTGCTTTCTACACCTTCTGCAAAATCTTTATATGATAATGTCGCACCAGTTGTTTTATTTTCATTAAAAGTAATTATTGTATTTTTTCCTGGTTGGGTAAATGTTCCTTCAGCTTCTACTACATATTGTTTTTTACCAGTTGATATGTCATCATATACATCTGTTATAAGTTCTACTACTTTAGCTTGTGCATCTACATTAGGATTAGCAACAATGTCTGCATACTTAGCTCTTGTGTCATCAGATATAAACGCAGAAAAGTCTGTGTTCTCCATAACTTCTGTTATAGACCATAACTTTTCTATTGTTCCTCTAGCTTTTTTTGTAGGTCCAGGAGTTTCAACAGTAAAGAAATACAGTGGTTGTGCAAATGACTGGCTTATTAGTTCAGCTATAGATGCATATTTTTTCTGTGGTTCTTCTGTTGTACCTTCTTCTTCAGGTAACAACTCGTCTATTAAATCATCTTCCATTTATTAATCTCCTGTATTTGCACTATTATTAGGGCTTATCTCATAGAATAGCACCTCATTAGCTAGCTGTGGGAAGTTAGTATCTTTACCTTTAGTTACCAAATCTTGCCAAATTATTGTCATAATCTCTCTAGCTCTTACTGGTGCTTCGCCTACACCATTTAATGTTCTTGACTTCTTAGTTGGGCTAAAGACATACATAGTCTCACCCTTATAAGTAAAACTTCCTCCATCTAATAATACATCAATAATTTGATTTCTGTAATCTAAGTACTCAGTTAATATTGGATACTCCGGGCTTTGTCTTGTCTCTTCATAGTCACCCCATCTAGCAAGTTCTGCATATAACTCTCTTGTTGATGCAGATTTAGGTTTACCTTGAAAGTTAAATAAATCAAATCCATAATCTTCTTCTATTTCTGCTTTAAGGTCTGATATTTTTTCTCTTTGTAAACTATCCGGAACATTTTCTTTTATATCTCTTTTACCTTTTTCATACTCAAAAATAGCTTGACTGTGTCTCATAAAGTTACCAAACTCCTCCGGTTGCAGTCCTTGGCTTCTTGTTTGATAATATGCAGGCCAAAACAATTCGTCTTCTACTTTATCCGGATGAATATAATAAGCAGTGTTAGGTAACGCATCAGCTTCTAATAATCTTTTTCTATCATCTTGTTGCCACCAAAAGAATGCATTTTCTTTCACAGGTTGTTTACCAGTTTTGTAAGAGCTAGGCTGTTTCAATGGTATAGGGTTAATACCAAACTTTTCTATAAACTCTTCTTGTGCAGCAAAGTTGTCATAACCATTTTTAATTAACATTTCTTGATATTTATTTACTAATACTTGTGTTCCCCACCATGTTCCATTTTTATCTTCTACTTCTATTCTTGGTTGGACTGCAGTAGGTAATGAGAACTGTGCCGCACCTCGTATAATATAAATATTTCCTGCTTGTTTTAATGCTCTATCTATAAATTTGTTAACTTCTATTGGGTCACTTTGGTCAACTAATCCTGCAAGTACATAAGAACTGTATAAGTCCATTGTTGTTGTAGCAAATGCATTTTGTAAATCTGTATCTGGTGAATTTTCCCAGGTTAAAAACTTTTTTAACCATGCAGGTCCTTGGTCTGATAACTGGCCGGAACTTTCATACTCTCCTAAGAAAAACTTACGAGCAGATTGTGGCGCACCTATAGCATTTAAGAATATTCTCATTGGGAATGTTACTACTGGTCCAAATCCAGGAGCAAAACCATTCTGTGCAATCAAGTTAAGTCCCGATGCGTAACCAGGAGCTGTAGCTCGTACACCTTCATCTTCTAGACTTTCTCCAAATACTGCTGTTTGATATGGAGAAGTAATAGCATCCGGTAAGTTTTCTTTAACTCCCGATGCACGAATAACACTACCCAATGCTTTGAATGAACCTAATGTGAGTATGTTAAATACATCAACATAGTTAAACATAAGTTTTCCTGTTGATGGGTCTTTCTCTAAGAAACCATTCTCACTGTCCCAAGGTTTAGCTTCAGTACCATTGTCTACTGTTATTCTTGCTCTATTAAATTTTTGTGGGTTTTCTGTAATTAATTTACCCCATGATTGGAATACCTCTGCCCATATCTCCGGGAAAGGAATGTATTTAGAAAATAAGTCTGAAGCAACATGTCGTTGTGATACAGAATAGAATAATGTTTTAACTTCATTCATAGCTGCAGTCTTTAATAACTCTTCTGCTTGTGGCAAGCTAGTAACAGTATTCTCTAATGATGGTTGTTTAGCAGCTTCAATTAATTCATCCCATAGTTTGTTACCATCAATCCAAGGTTCTGCACCTTTTAAAAACTTTGCTTTAGTTGCATCGTCCATATACTGTATAACCTCTATAGCATTTTCATAGAATGCATATCTAAATAATGGGTCTCTGTTTAAGTAGTTAGATGGTTTAGATATCAATGCATTGTATCCAGTTTCCAATAAACTGTTGAAAGCATCATTACCATATCTAACATCAGCTAAGTATCCTGCTGCTTGTATCTCTTCACCAACAATCATTGTTCCACTTTCAGATATTCTATTTTGTAGGTCAAATCTTCTTGGCAATACTTTAGGCCCTAAATCTTGTGCATCTACTTCCTGTTTAAACAGCTTGATAAATTGTTTGAAAAATTCTTGATTGTTTGTTCCTCGTTCTTTTAATTTAAATGTTTGGATATGTGTCTTGTATCGTAACCAATCTTTATTATCCATAACACCACCATTTTTAATAAACTGAAATATCTTTGTATTAGAACCTACAGACATATCAGCAATATACTTAGGATATTGTTTTTGTCCATTCTGATACCAAACTCTTGTAGCAAGTTCTGCTGATAATTCGTTACCTGTTCTTGGGTCTATTATTTTAGCAGTAGGATTTCCTACAGTTTGTGCAACTCTGTATTGGAGGCTTTCTAAATATTCTCTTAATGCTTTGTCACTTTGTAAATATAATTTATCTTCCGGATTAAAACTTCTAGCAACTAATTCTTCTAAGGTTTCTTTTCCTTCACCTCTGAGATATATCATTGTGTCATCTATACCTTTATTAACAAGTGGTACAACTATTGGGTCTGATGCAAGTAAGTACAATTCTTCCCACAATGCTTCCCAGTATCTAGGGTTAATGTTTCCAGTAGGTAAATACTTATCAACACTAATCATTAAGTTCTCTCCTAAATCTTTTCTTCCATCAAGTAATCCTCTAGTAATAGCAGCTTCACCCATAGATGCCATGTAACTTTCATCTGTACTAAATAAACTTCCTCCAGGCATACCCTTAGCAGCACCTTGAACTTCTTCTACTGTTAGTCCTAATGCATCAAAGTTAGATTTAAACATTGCTTCCATAGTTGGCTTATTAAGAACTGTATCTATATTTATATCTCCTGCAGTTTTATAACCATCTCCTTTAACTTTGCTGTATAGATAAATTAAATTATCATCCATTAATGGTTTACCAAATCCTGTTTTTTCGGCAAGCTCTCTATTAGCGATGTATACACTTTCTTGAAATGAGTTAGCTCCAATGTACACAGCATTAGCAATAGCATTTTCACCTTGTAATGCAACAGATACATCAATCATAAAGTTTCCTGCATCATCTTGATAAGTTCCTATAACATGACTTTGTTTAGACAACAGGCCAATAGTGTCATCATCTAAAAACACATTGTCTATTTGTTGGTCTATATATTCTGCAGGGCTTATATTAAGTTCTTTTGCTTTTGTTTCTATGTCTCCAAGTTGACCTAAGCTAAACTCTTTATCTTTATAAGGTGATACGAATGCATCTCCTTCTGCAAGTTTTCTTGTTTGTAAGTCAATAAATTTTCTTTCATCTAGGTCAGTTGTAAACCCACCGGATTTTATAAATGCTTCACCCATAGAGTTATAAGTTACTCCATCAAATCCCTCTATATTTCCTTTAGCATTAGCTTTTATTTTTTTAGTTTTTGTTTTAAATGCTTTTTCAGTTAACTCTGCAAATCTTAAATCTCTTAAATCAAAGTTATTAACTGCAGCATCAACAATGTAATCTGATACAACACCTTGTGGATTTGTTTCTAGTAGATTTGTTTTTATTAACTTTTGGGACCTATTGTAATCTATAGCTTGAAATTGTTTTATGTCATCTACATCAATCATATTCTTTAAGAACTCAATATCATCCGGACCCATTCTTGTAGTCATAACTATTTCACCTAAGTTGTTGTACAACTGTGCTACTTCATTTGCTCTAACTTCATCTCCAAATAAACCAAATTGTTTATTTGAGTTTAAGGCCATTCTTTGAAATGGATGTGTAATAAAGTTTACTTTGCCACCGAATGCAGCACGCATAGCTTCTTCGGGAGCTATTCTCAACATGAGAGCAAGTCGTATCATCCAAAAAGGTTTCAATATGTTGTTTTGTACATAATCTAACAGAGTTTCTTTAGGACCTTTTGGTTTCAAAGTAAGTTTGTTCGCGGATACATTATCTAACAATGCTTTTCTAGGAACTTTTAGAAAGTCAGTCCAGTTAAAATCTTCTGCTAAATTTTTAGGCTTATCTAGCCATGCTCTTAAATAAGTATCAGTAGGTCCAATTAATGTTTGATGAGCTTTAGTTGCTCGCACTACATCTTGTGGGTCTATAATTGTTGCGAATGTTGAACCTGCTTGTGACAGCATGTGCATACTAGGTACTGCTTCAAATACAAACTCTTCTACTTGGTCAATATCATACTTAATACCTAAACTTTTAAAATGTCCTTCTAAGTCGTTAATAATTCTTTTGTATTTCTTTTTTACCATTACACCATTAAAAGATAATGAACCACCAGTAGTGCCTTTAAAATAACTTCTTAGTTCTTCCATTTCTGCGCCAAAGTTTTCTTGTTGTTTAATTAGACTTTCAACATCCACTAACAAGTTAGGGTTTTGCTCACCAACTGATTTAGCAATCGTCTGATTAACTCTGTTTACAATATCATCTAGCTCTGATTGTGATTTTGCAGCTAATGTTTCCTGCGCATATTTACCTCTAGTCTTACTATCAACAAATGCATTCTTTAAGTTTGTATCTATGTTCCAGGCTGTTTCATCTAGTTGACTAATGATTGCTGTAGTTTGTGGTCTTAGTGACATAGCTCTTTGCATGTGTTTTGGTAATGACATACGCATTTGTGCGCCAACACCAAGCAATCCTTTAGCAGGTTGTGATGATTGAAACATCCCTGCAAATTTTCTCATAGGTGCAACATCTGTACTTTGACCAGTAATTAATTTACCAACAAAGTTAAAGAATTCACCAGTAACTGTAGGCTTAGCAGGCAATGCTCCTAGACCAAAGTTTTTATTATTCTTGCTTTGTTGTATAGCTCTATCAAGTTCTATTTGTGTTTTCTTAGGTACATAAGATTTAATCATTGTAAACATATTGTCTAATTGTGTATTAGTTAAATTACCACCTTTAGCAACAACATCAAGTACATCCCATACATGTATAGGGTCATCTACTTCTAAAAGTACTTTCTTTACTGACATAGGAATATTTCTAAATTCCGGAATATCATTTAAGAAAGACATACCTTCATCGCCATTAAGTTTTGCTATTGCTTCTCCAAAGTTTTGTCCCCATCCTGTAGCTCTAACATCATCTAGTGTTCTACCATAAAAAATAGCTCTATTTTGTTTACCTGTTTTTCCCGGCAAAAATGTTTTAAATAATTGTTTAGAAAATTTTGTGACATCATCAGTAGCTTTTAATGATTTAGTATTAGCACTTACCATTGTTCTCATTGCATTTTTAACACCTGCACCATAAGCAAGGCCTAGGTTTACTGGGTCTGCTGCAACTCTAAAGACACCATCAATAATACCGGAGACAACACTGTATCCTGTAGAACCTGGCTCTAACATTTGTGCAGCAACAACTCGTCCAGGAGATATGTCTATCTCTTTTCCAGTTTTTGTTTGATATTTAAATTGGTCTTCTCTTTTATCAAACACTTCTGTAATTGGCGCACCATAAATATCTGCAGCTCTTGTCATTGCAGTTCTTTCGTCAGAACCTTTTCTTATTTCATCAAGATAAGTTTGTGTCTGTCTTAAATCTATTGAAGATGGTAAATAACCAGTACCTAGGTTAAGAGGTTTCTTTTTCTTTATTTGTTGCAAAGCTAAATTAAGTTCTGTTGGTCCATACTTTTCTCTTGCATTTATAAATGCTTCACCAACACTAGGATTAAATACTTTGCTTAGAAAATTAGCTGTTGTTCTACCTTCTTGTCCTGGAGATTGATTTACAAAAGTTTCAGCTAAACCACCTAATGTAGCACCTGCTACTGTAAGTGGAACTGATTGTCCAGTTTCTTGTGCAGCAACTACTGCAGATTTGAAACCTCTTGATACAGGTTGGAATGCAGCATCTAATGCAAGCATACCTAACTGTACACCTCGTTTAAAAGGATTTACTTTAGTAACAATTTTCTGTGCATACTTCTTTGCAAGTATCTCTTGATTTCTTTGAGCTAATTGCAAAGCCATGTCATCTTCCGGATTTAAGCCTGTTAATGCTGAATATACTACCATCTGTGGCGGTAGGGTAGGGTAGGCGTTACCCATGTTAGCTATTCGTTGTTGTAATTCTAAGTTGGTTTCTTGCGTTCCCTGCTTGTAAGAGTTTACCCTATTGAGCGTATCTTCTGCATGTGCAATAGCGAGGTCCATTGCAGAAAATGATATACCATTAGACCGCATCGCTTTCCTTTAATTTGTTGGCATACCTGTTATTTTGTTTAGTATCAACAACTTGTGGTGCTGCATCATTTTGTTGGAAGTATTCTAAAATTATTGGGTCTTGAAATTTATCAAAGAGACCGGCCATATAACCATTAAAATCTAATTGTGGTTTAGGTACGCCACCTGTACCAGTTTGTAATCCATTAACATTAGATACACCTGGAAATTTAGTTGGCTCTCCTAATTTCATAGGCCTACTTGGTTGCATTTGTGTAGCTCCCTGTACAGATGCTACTTCTCCCGAAGTTTCAGCAGTTAGACCAGTAGCTAAATCATTTACCATACCGGATGAACCTGTTGCGTCTCCTTCTTTTCTAGGAATATATAAGTCTGCATATCCTGGGTCAGCTTTTAAATCTGTATTTTTTTTAGCAGCTTGTTCTGATGCGCTTAATCTAACCATATTTTTTATCCTCGTCTTCTAAAAAGTTTCCAATGTTTTGAAAGAATTCCATAAAATTGTTTTGTTGTGTTTCATTTAATCTTCTCATCATTATTTTAATAAGAACACCATCCATAGGTCCAGGAACTAAGTATTCAAAAAATGCCGGAGTACCTTCTAAATCAATAATAAGTTCTTCTAAATTAGGGTCTGTATCATCAAAGTCTAATTCTATATCCCAGTCTTCTTCATTAATGATATTGTAAAAAAGATTATCAGTCTCTTCCATTGGGTCAAATTCTTTAGGCACCTTGTCCACCTCCTTGTGCTGCAGCTTGGGCAAGCACTTGTGCTAATCCTGGAGGAGGTCCTTGCGGGCCTTGCGGTCCTGCAGCTTGCGCTATTTGGGCTTCCTCAGGTGACATCTCGTCACCCTCAGGAGTATAGAACTTTTCTAGAATTTTATTTATGTTTTGAGGATTTTTCTTAATCTCAATAGCAGCCATTGTTGCTTTAGGATTACCTTGTGCAGCTTGTGCCATAAGACTTTCAAACAAAACATTCTCTGCTCTCTCTGCATTAATTCTTGAATTGATTTGAGATATGTTATCTAATCCATCCATGTTTTCTTGTAATGTCTGTGTATCAATGATGCCCTGTTGTTTTAGCTGTAG